ACCGCAACACAATTTGAAATGACCGTCCAGCATGACTTTGCTATACCAAAGACTGAATGGATAGGTAAGTTTGATATTCTTTATAGCAATTCATTTGATCATAGTATTGATCCACCTAAAACAATTGAAACCTGGAAGAAACAAATATCTTATGATGGTAAACTCTTTATTGAGTGGTCTGATTATTATAATGCTAAGTCTACTTTATCAGATCCTGTTTCCGGTACCACACAAGAATTTATTAGTTTCCTAGAATCTCATAATGTAGTAATAGAAGAATTCAACAAAAAATTTGGACTTTTAATGTGTAATGTTAGATAATTATTTATTGATAAGAGACTTTGAATTTGATCGAATGAATCAGATGCATAAATCTCGAATGATTGAAAAGTTTATAAAAGATAAAATAGATAACGATGAAGGTGGTGGATATAACACAGAATATCATGACAGTATATACACCACTATCATATCTGATGCTTTCTTAAAGATTGTGAATGAAGAGTTTACAGTTTCAGAAAAACTCAATCCGATACAGACTTGGATATATGTTCAGAATAATGAACAATACAATTCAGTTTGGCATAATCATGCGAATACGTCTTCGATCAACGCAGTTTACTATATAGATCCACCATCAAAAGGTGGTGGTCTACAATTCAGTTTAGCGGGTAAAGAATTTACGATTCAGCCCGAAAAGAATAAACTATACATATTTCCATATTGGATGGATCACAGACCACTTCCTCAAGAGGATAAGGAATGGCGAATCAGTGTCAATATAGAATATATGTGTTTACAAAGACCTATATATAAAAAACTAGATGTTCTCTGGTAAAGTTTTATATATAGTATTATAGGATGCCGAAGATTCGGGTCCACTACAAATCTTGCTTGGATATAAAGGAGATTACAAATGACAGGCAATACTTTTACGTTCCCTCGTGGAGCATTTGTTGGTTTCGACCACATTTTTAATGATCTTGAGAGAATGGCATCAAGTCATCAGAAAGATCACTATCCACCACATAATGTTGTAAAACATAACGATGATGAGTATCTCATAGAACTCGCAGTGGTAGGATTCAAACAAGAAGATATTGATATTCAGATGCATGATGGTATCCTTACTATTAAGGGTAACAGAGAGCAAAGACGGAAACAAGATCTTTATGTTCACAAAGGTATCAGCGGTCGTAAATTCGAAAGGTCGTTTAGACTTTCTGAATTTGTAGAAGTCACTGGAGCTATGCTCGAGGATGGATTGCTTACAATATCATTGGAGCGAATCATTCCAGAAGAGAAGCGTCCTCGTAAAATTTCAATCACTAATAATTTACGAGGTAATAAACATGACAACACTAGTCCTGAACTACTCAACGAGTCTGCTTGAAGCAACACTTAGCTTTTTTCAAAATATTGCAAACGCATTATTATTAGCACGTCAATACCAAGCTAATCATTATGCAGCAAAGTTACTTTCTGACGCAGAATATAACGGTAAAGAATATTATCGTATTCTATCAGATATGAATGAAGCAAGTCGAAAACACTATGGTGTAAAATAATGCTAAAGTTTTTCTTAGGTTACTATCAAACAGAATCACAAATGTATAATTCTATGAGAACATGGAATCCAAATACATCTTACTAATAATAAATAAAGGAGCAGGGCAACTTGCTCCTTTTAACTTTTATGGAGAAACAAATGGCAGCAGAAAATTATCAGAAATGTTTAGAAATGATACTTCACCACGAAGGTGGATATGTGAATCACCCAAAAGATCCAGGTGGAGAGACAAATCTTGGTGTGACTAAAAGAGTCTACGAAGACTTTGGTGGTACAAAGGATATGAAAGACTTGACGGTCGAAGACGTAGCACCAATATATGAAAAGAACTATTGGGGTAGAATGAAGTGTGATAGTATTCCTTCTGGTCTTGACTTATGTGTATTTGACTTTGGAGTCAATGCTGGAACAGGAAGATCTGCTAAGTTTCTTCAAACCATGATCGGTACAACTGCTGATGGCGGTATTGGGCCAAACACATTATCTAAACTATCAGATTATATTGATGAAAATGGTATAGAAGATACTATCAAAAACTTTCAAGCAGAGAGACAAAGTTATTACGAAGGTCTTGGCACATTTGAAACATTTGGTAAAGGTTGGACACGTCGTGTAACTGAAACGACAGAATCTGCTTTGGAGATGATTTAACTGTTTACATTTCCTCCACTTTGTGGTATAATAGTTTTATGTTATTGGAGGTTATATGTCATTTTATATTTCCGTAGATCACTACGGTAGCAAAATACTCTATCGGGGGTACAACGATGCCGGCAAACGTGTCGAGCATCGTATCCCTTTTAAGCCTAAACTCTTCCTACCATCGCCAAAGCCAACCGGCTGGAAAACGATGGATAACAAACACGTGGCACCGATTCAATTCGACAATCGCCACGAGATGAATGAATTTGTTAAGAGTTACGAAAATACATCAGGCTTTCAGTACTACGGTTGTGATCGTGTAGTACTACAGTTCCTACAGGATAAATTCCCGAACGAAATTAAATTTAATAAAGATATGATGAACGTGGTCAATCTGGATATCGAAGTATATTCAGAAGACGGCTTTCCCAATGCTGACGAGGCACGTCACCCCATTACAGCAATTACTGCTAAATCATCCCGTTCTGTAGTTTATCATGTATGGGGTGTTAATGATTATTCCATCCCTGACTCTATGCACAAGAATTTAAGGATTAAATACCATCAATGTGAAGATGAAATAGATTTACTAGAACGGTTTCTTACATGGTGGAAGAATGATTATCCTGATATAGTGACTGGTTGGAATATCCGATTCTTTGATCTACCCTATATTCTGAATCGTGTAACAAGAATTATGAATGAGAATTATGCAAAGCAATTCTCTCCTTGGAATTATTTACGCCAACAGAAAATTAATTTTAAAAATAAAAATATGGATTCGTATCAGATCCAAGGCATTAACCAATTAGACTACTTTGACCTTTTCCAAAAGTTTGCATATAGCTATGGTGCACAAGAATCCTACCGGCTAGACCATATTGCAAATGTAGTACTTGGCGAAAAGAAACTGTCCTACGAAGAATATGGTAACCTACGCAACCTATACAAAGAAAACTTCCAACTCTATATCGACTACAATATTAAAGATGTTGAATTAGTACAAAAGATGGATGATAAGCTTGACCTGATTGGTCTTGCTTGTACCCTGGCATACAAAGCTGGCGTGAACTTTACTGATATTTTTGGTACTACATCAATATGGGATTCAATTGTATACCGTGAACTGACTAAACGCCAAATTGTCATACCACCGATACGTAATAGGGTTGAACGTGAGAACGCAGAAACAAAGTTTGCAGGTGGTTATGTGAAAGAGGTAAATCCTGGATCTTACGATTGGATAGTTAGTTTTGATCTTAATTCACTTTACCCAAACATTATTGCTCAATGGAATATGTCACCAGAAACATTAGTTGAGTCTGGTAATAATGTATCACGTGCAGCAAACAATATACTGTTTGACAATTCCACTGAAGGGGTATTTCCAACACTTGTAAAGAACTACTACGACGAACGGAGAGTAGTTAAAAAACAAATGCTTGAAGCCCAATCCAAATACCAAAAAGAAAAGACCCGCGAGCTCGAGCGCGAGATTGCTACGTATCAGAATAAACAATGGGCAATCAAGATTCTGATGAACTCTTTATTTGGTGCAATTGGTAACAAATGGTATCGATACTTTGACCTACGTATTGCTGAAGGTATTACCCTTACAGGCCAATATGTGATTAAGTGGTGTGAGAAAACAATTAATAATGAATTAAACAGATTACTTGAAACCGATACAGACTATGTTGTTGCAATCGATACAGATTCTGTCTATGTTAACTTTAAGCCATTTGTTGATAAATTTAATCCAAAGGATCCAGTTAAGTTTCTTGATGATGCCTGTGAAAACCATTTCAACAAAGTGTTTGTTAAGTCAATGGAAAATCTTTACAAAGAAATGAATTGTTACGAGAACCGTATGGAGATGGGACGGGAGGTAATCGCTGATCGTGGTATATGGTTAGCAAAGAAAAGATATATCCTTAATGTCCATAATTCAGAAGGTGTACAATATGATGAACCCAAACTGAAGATTATGGGCATCGAAGCTATTAAGTCATCAACGCCCGAAGTATGCAGAAATAAATTTAAAGATATATTCAAACTAATTATATCCGGCTCTGAAACTGAAACCCAGAATTTCATACAAGAATTCAAACAGGAATTCAAATCTCTTCCACCTGAATCAGTTGCATTCCCTCGTGGGGTTCATTTATTCAAGACGGATAAAAATAATCCTAAAATGAAAATCCCTTATAGCGATCCAAAAACGATATACAAAAAAGGTTGTCCAATCCATGTACGGGGATCATTAATATATAATAAATTCATAAAAGATAATAAATTAATTAATAGCTATGAATTGATCCAGGATGGGGATAAGATAAAATTCACATATCTTAAATTGCCAAATCACTTCAAAGAAAATGTAATAGCATTTCCAGGAAGTCTACCGAAGGAAATGAATTTACAAAGACATATTGATTATGATAAGCAATTTGAAAAAACGTTTATCGAGCCTCTCACATTTATTTTGGATGCGATTGGCTGGTCTGCAGAAGAACGAGCAACATTAGATGAGTTTTTTATATGAATGAAAAAAAGATAATATTATTACACGAAGTATTAGAAACAAAAATCAGAAAAGAGAAAGAACTTGAATATTATCAGAAGCAGTTGGAAAAGCTTCAGCATAAAATGTTTTTTCTTAAAAAAGAAATTGATCTGACAAATTTAATTATTGATATTGTAGAACAAGAAAAAGTCCATGATATCAAAGAACACTTAATAGAAAAAAAGTATTTACAAGACGAAGAAAATGGAGTATAATAGACTATGAGTAAAGATTGGGTACAAGATATAAATGATATGCACAATAAATTTGGTGTGCACAATTGGATGTATGACAACCAAGGTGAAACTGAGAAACTCAATAAGTTTCTTGAATTTCGCCTCAAGTTTCTACAGGAAGAACTTGGCGAAACTATAAAGGCATTCGAAGGTCAAGATCCGGAAGAAATAGTTGATGGATTGATAGATCTATGTGTTGTTGCAATTGGAACAATGGACGCATTTGGAGTTGATGCACATAAAGCATGGGATGAGGTACATAATGCAAACATGGCAAAAGAACCAGGGATTAAAGAATCAAGACCGAATCCACTTGGATTACCCGATCTCATTAAACCTGAAGGATGGACAGGACCAAGTCATGATGGAAACCATGGGGATATCCCTCACTCTTTTTAAAGGGATATATGATAACAAGACAGACAAACGCATCGATTTGAGAAACTTCGATGCGTTTGAACGTGTACTATATCAATTGGCTGAAAAACCAAGAGCTGGTAAACATGATGCGGAACTGATGTCACCGGCAATATACGAGCCAAATGCACTACGTAGAAATGATAATGTAATCGAATGGACTGGTTGGTGTGCAGTCGATGTTGATGACTATAAATTCAATGGAGAACTAGAATATGATTTGGTTAATCGGTTTAGTGATTATCGTTTTGTTTGTTATTCTACAGCAAGTAGCACGATTGATTTACCGAAGTTTCGCCTTGTCTTTCCTGTTAAGACAGCAGTACGGAACAGAGAAATTAAAGCTTTCTGGTATGCGTTACAAACTGAACTCGGCGAGCTCGGAGACAAGCAAACTAAGGATTTGTCACGAATGTATTACATCCCTGGAAAATACGCTGGTGCTCACAACTTTATTTTCAGTCATCATGGCGGTAGGTCTATTGATCCTCATAAGTTAATTAATAAACACCCAATGGCAGAAAAAACAGGTACTTCGTTTATTGATCGACTACCAGAAGCCATGCAGAAACAAATTGTAGAATATCGTAAATCCAAACTGGATAATACCGATATAAACTGGACATCATATCGAGATTGCCCATTCTTTCCAAGACAACTTGAAAACGAGTATAGATCTATTAGTAATACTGGTTGGTATCATAAGATGTATCAGATCATGGTTGCTCTTGCTGGTAACGCAATTAAAAATCAGTACCCTATCACTGCACAAGAAATATCAAAGCTTTGTCGTGAACTTGATACTGACACAGGTAATTGGTATGCGAACAGGCCAATTGATAAAGAAGCTGATCGGGCCCTTGAATATGTGTACAGGAATATATAATGAAATCTTACCGTGGAAAAGTACCTCAGTGGTTTATTGAATATAGAGATAAAAAAGTAAAAGAAGACTCTAGACAGTTTCTTCCAAAAACCCATAAAGAATATATGACTAAAAATAGGTTATTCTTTAATTGGGATTGTGAATGGGTAGAACATGACCAAGCCTTTAAGCATACTCACCTTGAATTATCTGAGAAAAGATTTGAATATGATCTTTATAACATTTTAACAAAATTAAGACTTGATTATAAACATTTATCAAAATCAGGACTTTTCATAGGAGATAAGGTTAAAAAAAGAATCCAAAGCAATAAAGTTGATAATATAGTACCATGGTCCTATAATAAAAGCCGATGGAAAAAGAGTGACAAAGGTTATATCTATCAACCTCTTCAAGTAGATGAAATTGTTGATTATACTGTATATGAACCAGAAGACGCAAATTTCGTTTTAAATGAATTAAATGAAAAAAATAGGTTTACATTACCATTAAAATAGTGTATAATAGTATTCATAATATGGAGGACGAAATGAAAGAAGATATTATGAGACAAATACCTAAGATGCCACTTGAAGAAGCAAAGGCAATCGCTTTGGAAATCTTAGAAGAATGGAACCCAAAAAAGATACAAGGTAAGGCCTCTAAAAATCGTACAATATACGATATAAAAAAGGCATGTACATCTAATGAAATTTGTGGTATAATATACCGTGTACATATGGCATCTGAAGGATTAGGTACAATTGGATCTGGATGGCAGCAACATTATAGGAATGTCTAATGAAAGAATCACTTAAAGTCCTGCAACGTGCAGCAGAAATACAAACTAAAAAAAGTAACGATTATCAAAATCCTACTTCACGTATACGACAGTCGATGTACTATCCACGTGGCTGCGCAACGATATCAGATATTATGGTTGGCAAAATGCTACGTATACAATCAGTCCTTGAAGCAATGGAACAAGATCCAGGATATCAACCAAACTTCGAATCACTCGAAGATTCCGCTATCGATATGATTAATTATTGTTCTTTCTTTGTTGCATATATGCGTGGCGGTATCGATGGTCAAGATCCAAATCGTGACTTCCTTAATCGACCTATAGATAATACTAAGAAAATAGATGAATAGAGTTAGTGCACAAGATCTAGGCGAAGGCCTATACAAACTTCGTAAGCTTCTTCTTGAAACTGGTTATGAAACCCAGACAGCATCTTGGCAGGGCACGAAAGAGCCTCCGGTCTTTCTTGAAATATTACATGCGGATCTTGTTGCCCGTATGTCTGATGATCCTGAAGAATCCTCAGTACAATGCCAGGCAACACAACCTTGGGCTGATACACACTTTCTCGAACGTGTCGGTGGCGAACCACTCAATCCCCCACCATCACATGTCATGTGGTTAAAAGATACTGACAACTACCTATCTGGTCAGGCTTTCAGCCATTCATACCCCGAACGTATGTGGGCACCAAAAGTACCAGGTATTCGATTCCAAACTGGTAACCTAGGTGATGCAGTCGAACTTTTGAAAAAAGATCCTACCACTCGCCAGTGTTATGTTCCAATGTGGTTTCCGGAAGATATTATTGCTGCAAATGAAGGTGAACGTGTACCCTGCTCCTTTGGTTGGCATTTCCTAGTACGTAATGATGAACTACATTGTTCTTATCATATGCGTGCTTGTGATGTTGTTCGTCATCTACATAACGACTTATATTTTGCAAATCGTCTTTGTTTATGGCTAAACGAACAATCCGGCCTACATTGTAAAATGGGTCATTTACATTTCAGCTCAACTAGTTTACACTGCTTTAAAGATGACAAATATATGTTAAATCAAATGACTAAGAAATATAATACTAAAGAAAGCTCTAGTGCTCAAACGAATAATCAAGAAGAAATAGCACGTAGATATGTTCAATATATGGTAGGAGGAAATTAATAATGTGTGGCTTTGTAGCTTATCCATCTGAGCATAATCAAAAAGTCTTTCCATCAATGATAAGACAAATACAATATAGAGGCCTAGAAAAGTTCATTGGTAGTCAAGAGTTCGATGGATTTACTTTCGAACATATTGCATTACCATTTGTTAATCTAGATCCGAAGGTTGCAATACAACCAGTTGGCGATGATATACCTGGCGTATTTGTTGGCGAAATATTTAATTATGATTCAGACAAATATCAAACAGATGCCCAACAAGTGCATGATGAATTTTATAATGGCGAATATGCTTTAGATAGTTTTCATAAGTATGACGGCTTCTGGACATATGTGACAGCAATGGATGGTTACCTTTTTGGTATTACCGATCATCTTGGTATTAAGCCACTCTATTATCGTACTGATATGGATGCAATGGCTTCTGAAATAGATATTTTAAAATATTTCGATCATGTTACAATTGATGAAACGTTTATGTCAAATACACTCAAATGGGGTTATTCGCCTGATGGTCGTACACCATACAATGAGATTAAACAATTACCACCTGGCCACTTTATTCACCAGGGTATTGTTCATAGATATTGGGATTGGAATAAAGTACAAACTGACAATCTTTATAATGATATGAAACGTTCGGTCGAACTTAGGCTAGGTGGTCAAAGAGAGGTTTCAATGCTTCTCTCTGGTGGTTTAGATTCAGCTATTATTCATGGGCTTTTAAAAGAACTTGGTCGTGATGTTAAAACAATACATGTAGAGAATCATGAAAAAGATTATGCAAATCTTGTTTCATCTGATTTAATTGATGTTACTCTTGATGATGTATCTGATGAAGAAGCAATACGTATTCATCAGTCACCAGTTGATCTTGGTTCTGTTAAACCACAAATAGCAATGGCAAGAAAGTTAAGGGAGTTAGGATTTTATGCAGTCATGACTGGTGATGGTGCTGACGAATTATTTGGGGGCTATCGTAGAGCAAAAGAATATGATAGCCAACATTCAGACACTTTTGCTGAATTACCTTACTATCATTTACCAAAGTTAGATAGAACTATGATGTATTCAACTATCGAATTACGTGCACCGTTTCTTTCACCAACAATCGTAAAGCACGCACTCAACACGCCTTACCATAAACGGAATGGTGAGAAAAAAGTATTAAAAGAAACTTTTGCTAAAATTGTACCAATGGAGATTATCAATCGTGACAAACATCCTCTCAAAACTGATCAAATCAGGAAAGACCCAGTCACCCAAAGAAATATCAACGATAAAATCTTCAGAAGACAAATGGGATAAACGCTATATGCAACTTGCACAAACTGTTGCAAGTTGGTCCAAAGATCCTTCTACACAGATTGGTGCTGTTGCAATTAGTAATAAAGGCCAGGTACTTTGTACAGGTTATAACGGGTTTCCTCGCAAGATAGAAGATGTCCCTACTCGATATGCGATACGTGAAACAAAATATAAACTTGTTGTTCATGCAGAGATGAATGCAATATATAATGCAACATACAATGGTGTTGGTCTAGATGGTGCAACAATCTACGTATATGGATTACCAGTCTGCTCTGAATGTGCAAAAGGATTAATCCAAACAGGTATTAAGAGAGTGGTTATGTACGGTCAAGTTGAAGATCGTTGGAAAGAATCATGGGATTTAACAGAAAAACTATTTCTAGAAACGGGAGTCAAATATGAATTTATCAAATAGAGAATCCTATCACGATTATATTGGTAGAAGACTAAGAGAAGAGAATACTTTTGGTGATCAAAAGACCATAGATCAAAGAGATAATGAAATATTCGAATTAAAACAAAGAATCACTCGATTAGAAGAAGACATGGCAAGGCTACTATACCGACATGAATAAAATACTTATTATTGGTCATAGCCCAGCAAAGAAAAATATACTTAATTCGCCAACAATGAAAAGGCTTCATCGTTGGTTGGATGAATGTAATATAAGCACATATGCTTTTACTAATCTTTCTTCGAAACCCAAACAAAAACTCAGCCTTGAAGATACCTATCTTCCAGGAACAAACAGCCATAATAAGGTTATTGCATTAGGTGGCGAGGTTGCAAAGGTCCTTGATCGGATTGGCGTTCAACATTTTGCTGCACCCCATCCATCACCACTCAATAGGAATCTAAACAATATTTCTTTTGAAAAGAATTTTCTGAATAACCTTAAGGTTTACATTCATAGCTAAATGTGGTATAATAAACAAAAAAATATAGGAGATATGTATGTCCATTATGGATAAATTAAAAAAGAATAGTAAGGTAAAAGAAACTTCTATTCTTGCTGATTCAAAATTCTTTAATGAAAAAGATATGGTACCAACAGACGTTCCAATGATGAATGTTGCACTATCTGGTTCAATGGATGGTGGACTAGCCCCGGGACTTACGGTACTCGCTGGTCCATCAAAACACTTCAAAACTTCTTTTGGATTAATTATGGCTTCTGCCTATCTGAAAAAATATAAAGATTCCGTTTTACTCTTTTATGATTCTGAATTTGGCTCACCCCAGTCTTACTTTGAACAGTTCGATATCGATACAAGTCGTGTACTCCATACACCAATTACGGATGTAGAACAACTAAAGTTCGATTTGATCGGTCAACTTGAATCATTAGATCGTGGTGATAAAGTTGTGATTATGATCGACTCTGTTGGTAACCTTGCATCGAAAAAAGAATTAGAAGATGCTATCAATGAGAAATCTGTCGCCGATATGTCAAGAGCAAAAGCACTCAAAGGTTTATTCCGTATGTGTACACCGTATCTCAACATGAAAAATATTCCATTGATTGCTGTTAACCATACCTATATGGAGATGGGTCTATTTCCCAAAGCTATTGTCTCTGGTGGAACGGGTATATACTACAGTGCAGATAACATTTGGATTCTTGGGCGTCAACAAGATAAGTCTGGTACTGAAATCAAAGGTTATCATTTTATAATTAATGTGGAGAAATCACGTTATGTTAAGGAAAAGTCTAAAATACCCATTAGCGTTTCTTGGGATGGTGGAGTACAGAAGTGGTCTGGCCTTCTTGATGTTGCTCTCGAAGGTAAATTTGTGGCTAAGCCGTCGAATGGGTGGTATTGCCAAGTTAGCCAACAAACTGGCGAATTACTTGAACCAAAAGTACGAGAAAAAGATACGTTAAAAGAAGAATTCTGGACACCAATCTTTGCTGAAGGATTCGGTGATTATTTGAAGAAGTCATTCTCAATTGGTGGTAAAGATTTCATCGGAACCGAAGAACTGTTAAATGAGTAAGCTAGAAAATGTCGATTATGAACTAATACCGTCTGAAGAAAAAGAAGATGGTTGGAATGTTCGTATACTAACAGGGACTTTTGTTGAAACAGTAATAGAGTTTGGTGCTATTCGTTTCAATGAAGTTCAAGATAACATGTCTTATAGTTTCGAAGTCATTTCATCCCCGGATCCAGATCTCACAACTGAAGATGTAGATTTACAGATAGAAGCCGGTCAAATACTCGAGTCTGTTATATCAATAGGTCTTGACGAGGGATCTGTTATGATGAGAGAGAAAAAATAATATTTACATTTTTCTATAAATGTGATATAATATACAAAAAGAGGTATTCTTGCAAACAAACATTGAACAAACGATTCTTCGTAATATTCTAACCGATGAAAAGTATATGCGGAAAGTACTTCCGTTTATCAAACCAGATTATTTCCAAGGAGTCTATCGTACATTATTTAAAGAAGCTGGAAAATATGTAGCGAAATATAATAAACTTCCTACGTCAGAAACTCTTATCATTGAATTGCAAGAGTCTTCAAGTATGTCCAATGAACAGTTCCAAATGTCTATGGATATTGTTCCTCAGCTTTTTACTCACGAAAAAATAGACCATGACTGGTTGATTGACTCTACCGAAAAGTGGTGTCAGGATCGTGCTATTCATAATGCTATTATGGAATCCATTACGATTATCGATGGTAAACACGATAGTCTTACAAAAGGTGCACTTCCAGATCTTTTATCAAAAGCTCTTGGTGTTGCCTTCGATACAAATGTAGGTCACGATTATGTCGAAAATGCAGAACAAAGATATGAGTTCTACCACACCGAAGAAGACCGGATACCTTTTGATCTTGAGTACTTTAATAAAATTACAAAAGGCGGAGTCCCGAATAAGACTCTTAACATTGCTCTTGCTGGTACTGGTGTTGGTAAATCTCTTTTTATGTGTCATGTTGCTGCAAGCGCCTTGGTTGAAGGTCGCAATGTTCTTTATATAACAATGGAAATGGCAGAAGAAAGAATTGCTGAACGTATTGATGCGAACTTATTGAATGTGCCAATTGACCAACTTGATACAATGTCAAAAGACATGTTTACAACGAAAGTAAATAATCTTGCCAAAAAGACAACTGGTAAATTAATTGTAAAAGAATATCCTACTGGATCAGCTCATGCTGGTCACTTTCGCGGTTTACTCAACGAACTCAAACTGAAAAAGCAATTTGAACCAGATATTATCTTTATTGATTATCTCAATATCTGTGCAAGTTCAAGAATGAAAGCAATGGGAGGATCGATCAATTCATACACTTACATTAAAGCAATTGCTGAAGAGCTACGTGGTCTTGCAGTCGAGTTCGACCTACCGATCTTCTCTGCAACGCAAACGACTCGTTCTGGTTATAGTAACTCGGATGTTGGGCTTGAAGATACATCCGAGTCTTTTGGATTACCCGCTACAGCAGATCTAATGTTCGCTTTGATCTCGACTGAAGAGTTAGAACAAATGAATCAAATGATGGTTAAACAATTGAAGAATAGATATAATGATCCAACTCAACATAAACGATTCGTGATTGGTGTTGATCGATCTAAAATGCGATTGTTTGATGTAGATGAAAACGACCAAACATTAACAGATGATACACCTGTTTTTGATAAAACAGAAACAGGAAAAAGATTTGAGGATTTTAAACTATGAACGTAAAATTAATTAGTTACAGTAAACCACCAAGAATGTTACAAATTATAGAGGAGTTACACCCACATGGAGATAACCTCGAAGAACTCGTCGCGTATTGCGCCCGTGTATCCAATCCATCGAATCAAAACAACTCAGCAACATCTTCAAAACTTTTGCGGTATCTCGCCAGGGAAAAACATTGGTCTCCGTTTGAAATGGTTTCTGCTTGCCTCGAGATAGAAACAACAAGAGATATTGCTCGTCAGATACTACGTCATAGATCATTCTCATTTCAAGAGTTTTCTCAAAGATATGCTGATCCAACTAAAGATCTCGATATTGCTCATCTCAGAGAAGGACGATTACAAGATACAAAGAATAGACAAAATAGTATTGAAAGTGATGATGCTGATCTTCAACTTGAATGGCTGAAGAAACAATCAGAAGTTATTTCTGCAGCGAAAAATAGTTATCAATGGGCTATAGATAATGGTATAGCAAAAGAACAAGCAAGAGCAGTACTACCTGAAGGTACGACTGGTTCTCGACTTTATATGAATGGAACACTCAGATCATGGATGCATTATATTGAATTACGATCTGGCAATGGTACACAAAAAGAACATCGAGAAGTTGCAATCGAATGTGGTAAAGTGTTATCAAAAATATTTCCAATCATGGAGGAGTTTATTGAACTACAATCCTAATTTCAAATTAAATCCTGAGGATATTGATTTAATTGAAAAATCATTAAGAGTGATGATGCAGTATGGAAATAAAGAAGAATGTATAAAACTTCTTGGTAAATTGCACCATCAAAAAAGATGGTATCGCCCGAAGGATGGTATATACGTAAGTGGCTAAAATTTCAAATATGACATTAACTCAATATAGAGAAACAAATTGGAGATGTTGGGCTGTCAAAGGCAGACTATGCCCTGAACATTGGTCCGAAAAAGCTCTATGGTCTATATATCATGACTACGGAAACCGAATGTGGGAAAACGAAGAAGCGACATATACAGCCCCGGAAGGTTTTGACAAAGAATTTAACAAACGGGTTATTGGCAATCCAATACTTCATGGTCACGTCAATGACCCGAACTCAACACTCACCAGGTTTTTTAATAGCCTACAACAAGGAAGGGATAATGATGATTAAATCATCTATCAAAGGGTTGACAGCCTTAATACTGTCATTCTTTTTAATTGCTACGGCAAATGCTGATCCAGTAAAAGTTGGATTTGTTTACATTGGTCCAGTTGGAGATCATGGTTGGACATACAGACACGATGTTGGAAGGCAGCAAGTAGAAGAAGCATTAGGCGATCAAGTCGAAACTTCTTTTATTGAAAATGTTCAATATGGTCCACAAGCAAATCAGGTATTCAGAGAGATGGCAAAGACACATGATATTGTGTTTGGAACATCATTTGGATATATGAACGATATGATGAAAGTAGCAAAGGATTTTCCAGATGTAAAGTTTGAACATGCGACTGGCTATCTGCAAAGTGATAATCTAGCATCATATGGTCTTCGTCTTTATCAAGCAAGACACGTACAAGGTATTATTGCTGGTATGATGACAGAGACAAATAAGATTTGTTATGTTGGTGCTTTCCCTATACCTGAAGTCATTCGTGAAATTAACACATACTATCTTGGCGCAAAGAAGATGAATCCTGATGTTGAACTTATTGTTACTTGGGTAAACACTTGGTATGATCCAGGTAAGGAATCACAAGCTGCTGCTGTGATGTTAGCAGAAGGTTGTGATATGGTTGCTCAACATACTGACTCTCCTGCTCCTCTACAAGAGGCACAAAAGCAAGGCAAGTTAGGTTTTGGTCAAGCATCAGATCAGTATAACTTTGCACCTAATGCACAACTTACAGCAACAATCGATAACTGGGGCCCATACTATATTCGTAAAGTACAAGCTGTTATTGATGGTAATTGGGAAACAGGTAACTACTTTGGTCATATGAATGAAGATGCTGTACAGATGGCACCATTCACAAATATGCCAGATGATGTAGCTGCAAAAGCTCAAGAGATTAAAGACGCAATCTCTGCTGGTGAATACTTTGCATTCACTGGACCTCTCTATGATAATGAGGGTAATTTACAACTTGCCGATGGTGAAGTTGCAAGTGACGATCATTTGAATCAGATGATGTACTATGTCGAAGGTATTAACGCAAAGGTTCCTAACTAAGATGATACCAGTAATAGATTTAAAAGCAAAAGACGCTTTAGATCGTATTGACGAAGCCTACACAACAGTAGGCTTCGCAGTGTTTACTAATGCACTCGATCGACGTCGTCAAGAACTTATGAATAATTGGTTTGAACAAGCCAAACTATTCTTTGATCTAAGTTTAGTCGAAAAGAAAAAATATACTTACCAAGCAGAAAACAATCTTGGATATAGTATTGTTGGAGCAGAACATGTAGATCCAGATGCTCCTTCCGATATGAAAGAATCCTATAACTATAACGATACAAGAATGCCAGAAAAACTCTGGCCAGATAATAATTATCTTTTTAAAGGTTGTGCTCTTAGATCAATCAAAATAGCTGATGAGTTAACACTTCGCATTTTATCACACTTTGATGAAATATTAGATAGTGGTACTACACTTGTAGATGCACATCAAAATCCTTATAATACTACTCGTATCATACACTATCCATCATATACAGGTGAACTTAAACCAAAACAAATGCGTATCGGAGAACACTCTGATTATGGTACTATTACTCTCCTCTGGCAAATCAATGATGTACCTGGATTAGAAGTGCAAGATCTAAAAGGTGATTGGCATTCAGTTCCGTATGCAGAAGATGGAGTAGTTGTCAACATTGGTGATCTATTACAAAGATGGACTAACGACTATTTCGTAAGTACAAAACATCGTGTTGTGAATTCTCATATACATCAGGAAAGATATAGCATGCCGCATTTCGTAGATCCCACTCCTGGAACTATGATAACTAATCTACGAAATGAACCTGCCAAATATGAGCCAATCGAATCAAAAGAATATTTGATGTGGCGATTAGCACAAAGTTATTAATTTTTTTTCATTGGACGCACTTTGGCTGCTGGGGCAGGGATCGAACCTGCAAGACTATTGTCACACGATTAACAGTCGTGCGTGTTTACCTATTTCACCACCCAGCAATAATTCTACTGAGTATCTAAAGCAGCAATCATCCTTGTCATACCGATACCACCACCAACACGTGGGAAGAAATCAAACTTCAAAAACTCTTCTAATTCGTTTACGACTCTTTCTTTTCCAAACAAGTCAAATAATAGATTCGCATAAGCACCTTCTGTGATTGTATGAAAAGTATCTCTCATTTGTTCAACATCGGTTGATCTTTCAGCAGAACCAATTGTTTCCATTCCACCAAGTATGACATCAATCTTCTTTGATGTTTCTCCGCCATCATTTCTACTCATATTCCAAAATGGTGAGGTAAACTCAGGGAAGTCTGTGATCATTGTAGAACCAAATAAATCAAACATTGCATTTTCATGTTCTGCTTCCATTTCTGTATCAGCACTTAATCCAAAATGTTGTTGCCATTCGGAATATGTCTTTTCTGTAGGAGAATCGAACCCAAGATAATTACAAAGTTGATATTCCATTTGTTTAAGATCATCTATAGTTCCTGGCATTTCAAATTCAAACATAGGAAAAATAATGTCGTGTCTTCCTGGTATCGCATTTGGTTCTTGCCTATACGAAGTGGAGACACAAAAGAATCCCTTTGATTCGGGTGAGGAGAGTAATTCATGTTCTAGCCACATTTGACCTGTTTGTGGGAGAGGCCATACTTGTCCGGCATAGTTATATGTTGCTACATTAAATGGATCTTCACATGCTGCAAGTATTGATAATCTATTTTGAGTATGTACCTCAAGAAACCCTTTGTCTAAAAAAAAGGCCCTTAAAAGGCCTACGGTCTCTGTAAATTTCTGTGGTGATATCAGTTGTGTCATTTTTCTTCCTTTTCATTCAAATTATACTATCTATACATTTTTTTAGATAAAAATGCAATTAATTCAAAATTAATTAAAAAAAGGGTTTACAATCCTAAGAAGCTATGGTACAATAGTAGTATAATAAGAAAGAGGAGAAAAAAATGACTTATAAATTAAATACGTATTTCAATATTACAGTTTATCTTGGTGATGGTTTAATCTGGGAAACTAGACGTCATACTTTCGAAGGTATGAATAATTTTATTAAAGATCTTTTTTCAGATGAAAAGGTTGTTCGTTATACTGTTGAAGAAGTGAGAGCATAATGGGTAAAGTAAAAGCAATGGCAATGGATCTAGAAGAAAATTTTATCGACACTTGTGCGAATCTTATCGAAGACGATATGAGGTTCGTTGATTATTGTCAAGTGGCTATCACTCATATGGATATGGTTAAACATTTATCAGACGAAGTCATTGCTGATATTATTCGTGACGTATGGTATGAGGTAACATCATGAAGTGGATTATTATATCAATTATTACGCTTACATTAGCTTATTCAGAAGAGATATTTGGAGCAGAGGTAGATCAAGAAGTGGAATGCCTTGCCCAAAATATGTATTGGGAATCTCGCAATCAGTCTTTCCGTGGACTCCTCGCCGTAGGAAATGTTGTAATGAACAGAGTCGCTGACTCGAGATTCCCAGACACCGTGTGTGGTGTAGTTCATCAGTCAATTATGATTAAGTCATGGAAGACTGGTGAATATATACCAAAGAGAAACCAATGTCAGTTCTCTTGGTACTGTGATGGCAAGGCAGAGATAATACCAACACAAGATGCTCAGTTATATGAACTCACACGTTCAATGGCATTCAAAGTTTACACAGGTTGGTTCGAAGATATTACAGAAGGTGCAACACACTATCATGCATACTATGTAAAGCCTGACTGGGCAGAAACAAAAACTTCAACAGTGCGAGTTGATGCGCACATATTTTATAGATGGGAAAAATGAGTAAAAAAGTTGAAATCACTATGTTAGAGGACAATGAGTTATCGATAGACGGTCAGACTAAACCTGCTGGTTGTTTTCATATAGAAGAATATGAAGATGATGAATTGATTGGTGGTAGTTATGCTACTTATGATAATGTATCAGATAAGTTAAAAGAAATTTTTGATGAAGACATATTTTTTATAGATGTTATAGATGGGAAAGATAATGATTATTGATTTTAATAGAGAAGATGATTTTATTGAATATAAATTTAATGAAGATCTGTATTGTGAAGAAATATTCGAATATATTAAGTCAACATATGACTCACATTATTCAAAAGAAAAGTTTCAGTCAACTGAGTTCATTATCGATGGTGGTCACGGTACTGGTTTTAATGTCGGAAACATATTGAAGTATGCTCAGCGATATGGAAAAAAAGGTAGTCATGAAGATGCTCGTAAAGATCTAATGAAAGTCATTCACTACGCTATTATTCAACTACATGTACATGATACAGAAGAAGAATGATACACGCATTTATGCTCGTATTTTTATTAGGTGATATAGATCAGGGTGGTGTTCCGATGTATTTTCGGAACATCAACGACTGTAACTATTTTGCTTCGCGAATTACAACTCAATACGGCAATTACAAATACTATGATTACATGCCCGAAAAACATAAAGCTACAGCTTATTGCAAACCGGTTTATATTTCAGAGGAAACTGAGACTTTATACTAAGCCTGCTGTAATAACCAAATAACAAAGACGACTGATGCAGCACCTACAATAGTAGCACCTATTACTGCAACTATCTCAAAAAACTTCTTTTGTCGTTCTTTTTGAGCATAGATAGTTTCTTGTCTTCGTTTTCGTATATTAGCTTCTTCTTTGACGAGTTCTTGCCATGCCTGTGGACCACGAGTTGCATTGATGATTTGATGCAATTGCTCTCTCATATCTTCGGCTTTTTTCTTTGCCATAAAGGCAGCAAGTGCTTCTTCTTCGACAGAACCTGATGCGAATAATTTTTTAAAGAGTGGAGGATTCTTAGAGTATTCTGCAGACTTATTAATATCAGAGACGGCACCCATCCATTTGCCGATGGCACCTGCCATGTTCTCGATGTCTTGCCCCATCTCAACACCCTTTTTCACGGCATTGAATGCAGCAGTTGCTGTTGCCAGCGCAGTTACTGGATCGATCATTTTTTACCTCATTCGCTCAATACTATTTATAAATAACAGTTTACAAACATGGAAAAATGTGGTATAATAAATATAGATGTAGATGTCAATGGCAAGCTGGACCCGGGGGCGGTACCCGGCGCCTCCACCATAAGCATATTAGGATGTGTTTATGTGGGGGCGAAATTAAGGATCGACAGGTGTACTAGTCTACGAAAAAGTAAATGCAAACGATAACTTTGCTCCTGAGATGCGCCTAGCGGCATAATCTCTGGGCTGGCCACTTGCCTCGAAACAGAAAAGTGGCAACTTATTTAGGAGAGATATATGGCAGAAGAAGCAAAAAAAGAAAAAGCAATCGAAGTAAAAAATACTCATAATGAGTTTGAACTTGCTGTGAGAATGTTAAGTAATGAAATTATTGCTTTTAAACTTTCTGCTAATAACTTTAGTGGTAAAATGATCGTATGGAGTATCTTATTGATGTTCTTTACATTTATGATACTTGAAGTATTTGGTGTAAATGCAATGTTAGGATTACCTGGAGCGGAAGATTATTAATGTTTGATAGATTTGTGAAAAGAATGGGTATGAAAAACTGGTATGGTTGGGATAGTCCAACTGTAGTAGGATTCGTAGTCTTTTGGATAGTTTTTGGTTATGGTATAATATATACTTTTTTAGAATTAATTAGAAAATTTTATTGTGGGTGTTAATATGAGAAAATTTATAGTAGACAGTTGGAATGCTATTATGGATGATAGGAGAAATCCTCTTAGGCATATAGAAGATTTACAGACTCGTCATGTCGTGATGCAATTGCTGGCATGGATGTGGTGTATTATCTTTTCAATGTATCTTGGATCTATGTGGGTCTTTGGTATCACTGCAGTTGCGCATGGATTAGTAGTTGCAGGGATTGTACTTACCGTTGGTACGTTTGAAACGGCAAAAAAAGCTCCACAGTATTTCGGCGGATTGGGCCGAGGTATTGGTGGCGAACACGAATAATAACAGAAGGAAGAAAAGATGAGAAAGATTCTCGCAACAGCTTTTGCACTAAGCATGATAACTAGTGCAGCAATGGCATTCGAACGTCCAACACTTAACTTAGGTGTAGAGCGTTCATTAGAAACAGAAGTCAATTCATTGTCAGTTGGTTCTGACTTTGGTCCATTTGGATTAACAACAAACTGGGAAGACACTGCAGAAGATAATTTTGCTTTTAGCATCTCAGGCATTGATGTAGATGTTAGTCATGATGTTGGACCAATGACAGTGTTTATGAACAACGACTTTGACAGTGGTCTCAAGCATGACGACACAACTGTCGGTGTATCATTTAAGTTCTAATATGGGAATCTTCATATTATTAACAAGTGTTCTGTTTTTTAATACAAATGCAGAGTTCTTTGAAGTGAGCGAACAGCAGCTTTCGGAAGGATATACGTGGCACAAAGTAGGAAAGTCCACGCCTTCCGGAGCTCCTGCTCTTGTTATGGAACCTTATCCTGGGAGAGAATACATCATGTACAGATTGGAAAAATAATGTTTAGAATAATACTGGGACTGGCAATCCTACTTCCATCATTTGCTTTTGCGGGTGATTGGAGAACAAAACCTGTACGTTGCGGATCATTAGAAGAAGTTGGTTCTATACTTACACAACAAGGCGAAGAATATCTTTTGAACGGTTTAGGTATTTCTTATGATTCAGATCTTAAAGAATTTGCTGTACAGGTAGGTCTTTGGGCAAATTTAGACACAGGTACATGGTCAATACTCGAAACTGATGGTAACGAAGCATGTGTACTATCATATGGAGAAAACTTAAGTTTTGATTTACTTGATGGGAAAAATGAACCTAAGATCTAAGTTATTTTACTTTATACCAGTCCTCTAAGACTTCGCTTTCTTTATGCATTATTTTGCTGATGCATGCGATTGCGACTTTATCTCCCTCATTATCTATCACGACCCAGTCATTTGAACCGGAAGGCGACCTCACTATGTCGCCTTTTTTTAAAATTTCGTGCCCTACTTTATCCATAAGATTCATATAAATCCCCTTGAATTTTTTTTTCATTTAAATGCATTTTTTTGTTTACAATGTATTTAAACTATGGTATAATATTTATATCAAATGAAAAATGAAAGAAAGAGGACTTTATTATGAACGATTTGAATAACACAAAATTCCCATCTGGTCTTACTTATGATGAGTCAATGACAATTGCTCAAAAATATATTGACAGCATGTCTGGTACTGATTATAAATGGGCAGCTATAAAATACTTTGGTGAATTAGTGAGAAACGATAAGATGTGGAGAAACATCGCAAATGATATTTTAAGCAAGAAGGAGGCAATATAATGGCGCATCAAGTTGAAACAATGGCATACGCAGGTGAAGTTCCATGGCATGGACTTGGCGAAAAAGTTTCGAACGATCTAACACCAGTCCAAATGATGGATAAAGCTGGACTGAATTGGAAAGTTCGTGAACTTGAATCTTTTGTTGAGTTCGATGGCAATCGTATGCCAACTGGACAAAAATCTCTGGTTCGTGAATCAGATGGTCGAATCCTAACAAACGTTGGGGCAGATTGGAATCCATGTCAAAATGAAACAGCCTTTGAATTCTTTACTGAATTTGTTATGAATGGTGATATGGAAATGCATACTGCTGGGTCACTACGTGATGGACAAATGGTATGGGCTTTGGCAAAAGTCAAAGAATCATTCCAAGTTTTTGGAGACGATCAAATCGATTCTTATTTGCTCTTCTCTAATCCCCACCAATATGGTAAATCAATCGACGTACGGTTCACACCAATTCGTGTCGTATGTAACAATACCCTTACATTCTCACTTGGATCTAAGTCTGACAACTCAGTCAAGGTTGGACACCGTGTTCAATTCGATTCATCTGAAGTGAAGAAAGCTCTTGGTATTGCAAACGAAAAATTGAATACCTATAAAGAGTATGCAGAATATCTTGGATCGAAAAGATATACTGCCGATTCGTTGATTGAATATTACAACTCAGTCTTTCCACGTACCTCTGATAAGAAAGTACAGGACAAGACTTTGTCAATCGATACTCTCTCACGTAACGCTCGATTGGCATACGATGCAATCGATCAACAACCTGGAGCAAAATATGCCGAAGGATCTTGGTGGCAGGCATTCAACTCTGTTACCTTTATTACTGACCACATCCAAGGTCGGAATAACGACAACCGTTTGTATTCTTCTTGGTATGGTCAAAACCAATTACGTAAGAAAGACGCAATGAAAACAGCATTGGAGTTCGCAAATGTTGCTTAGAAAACTTTTACTTACAGGTGCCATCGTATCTTTTACGATGGCTGGTATCGATTATGCTTCTGCCGAAACAGTTCAGGATCACTATAAAAATGTAGTAGTCAAAAGACCATATACGGTTCAAGTTTGTTCTGAAGGCAATGGCAAATCAGATTTAGAAAACTTACTCGAAGGTGCCATCATTGGTGGCGCTATCGGAAATAATGTTCCAGGAGAAGATGGTGGTGGTGCTATGGGTGCTATCATCGGTGGGATATTAAATAGTGAGAGAAACAGTGGTACTCGTTGTCAGACTGAAACTCGATATGATGAAGAGTATCAATCAGTTTATTCTCATTCAACTGTAACTTTTATGTACGAAGGAAGGCAATATAGATTGAGGTTTACGAAATGAATCCAAATCCACATTATATCAATATGATGATAAATTTTAGTATATTAGCAATGTTAATTTATGTAGCAATACGGGTGTCTTAATGGAAATGAATAAATTAGATTTAATTGAAAAACTTTTTGAAAAAGTCGTCACTGTTAATTTTATAAAAGTAAATGGGGAAAATAGAATAATGAAATGCACTCTTAATGAAGAGTATCTTCCAGAAAAAATAGAAGTCGAGTCAAAAGACTTAATATGGGATGATAAAAATAACAAATCAAAAGAGTCATTATCTGTATGGGATACTGAAGTAAACGGATGGCGTAGTTTTCGTTGGGATAATTTAAAGGAGTATAATATTGAAAGCGCATAAACCAGAAATGCTTGCAGCATGGGCAAAAGAAAATAAAGTTGCTGGATGGGAAAAAATCTATCAAGCATATGATCCAAAAGAAAGAGAAAAACGTAGACAACAAAGTCTACGTTATGCACAGAATCGTAATGAAACCGTCACGAGACCGTGACGTTTTTTTAAATGCCCTACGCATATATAAAAAAAAGAGGGGTCGTGGTGATCCCTCTATAACTAAAAGGGAGAAATTACTATGGAACTAGTAACTCTCTGGATGGCAGTTGGATTTTTATTTGCTGCTTATTCAGTTATAGCAAACGATTCGGTACAAACTCTCGGTACTTGGATCGCATCAAATAATGAGAGATTTAATTGGAAGACGATGTGGTTAGCTGCTTCGTCTGTTTTATTATGGGCACTATGGTATGGTTGGTACACTCATGGTGGAGACATATCATACGGACGACTCAACAAAATTCCATGGCAAGAAATACAATGGTATCATGCTATGGCACCAGGACTACTACTAATATTAACACGTATAGGTGTACCAGTCAGTACATCTTTTTTAGTATTAAGTGCATTTGCATCTACCTTTGTGTTAGAAAAGATGTTAATGAAATCAATGATGGGATATGCAGTTGCCGCAGTAGCAGCATACATTATCTGGATTGGTGTTACAAAAATACTTGACGAAGCAAAACCTGTCAAAGAAGAACATAAAAAACTTTGGCGAATTGGTCAATGGGTAACAACAGGTTTCCTATGGTGGACTTGGTTATCACACGACATGGCAAATATTGCTGTGTTTCTTCCAAGACAGATACCAGTCGACTTAATGATCATGATTAGTGCGGTATTCGTTGCTGGATTGTGGTGGATGTTTAGAGAGGGTGGTGGTAAAATTCAAAACATCGTTCTTGAAAAACATAACACAAGATATGTTCGAAGTGCCACTATTATTGATGCTGTATATTGGATTATTCTATACTTCTTCAAAGAGTTGAATGATATTCCTATGTCAACTACATGGGTCTTCGTTGGACTCCTTTGTGGTAGAGAACTTGCGATGGCAACTATGACTGGTAAAGAAAAATTCAAAGTTGTGTTTCCATTGATTGGTA